TTTAAATACCTTGTCTATGTCTACAATCTTAGGATCTGTGTCTCCTGCTCTAAACACTCCTGACGTGCTGTTACGTTCAGGCATGTCTGATTCTTTTTCCAATGTAGGAGTAGATCTACGCAAAGAAGGTGATGTCTGAATTATGCTTTCCTGTACCGCAGGTGTATATTCTGATGGATTGTAACTTTCGTGTTGATCCCAAGGTTCATGTAAAGGAACACGTCTTGGAGTTTTAGCTTCAGCCGCCTCAACAGCTCTTGAAGCATCTGTGGTTACTGGAACTCCTAGATCCGATCCTGTTGATCCTAATGTCTTGTCAGTCGCGTCGTTTGTTACTGGTTCAGTAAATGTATCACTTATGCTATCAGCACTTAAAGCAATTTGGCTAGCACTATTCATGTGTATTTGTGCGGCAGTTTCTTTATGATTTCCTGTGCTTAATATTTGTGTGTTTGCTCCACTTGTAAATTTATTATCTCCTAGGGTGTTTAGATTAAATGCTCCTACCACAGTTTGCCTATAATTACCAGCTACCTTACTACCAAACTCTCCGTTTATTGCTATTTTTCCGTCACCTGCTACCTGAAGGCTGTAGCTACCACTAATAGTTGTATTTTGACTACCGGCTATTTGTACATTCTCATCTTCTCCTATAGCTTTTTGTCTGGCACCACTTACTTTCAAATCTTGATTGACTCCCACAGACTTCTTGTCATTTTCTCCTATTCTTACATCATTGTTTACACCAACTTTTACTTTCTTATCTCTAAGAGATGTAAGATTAAAATCTCTTCCAGCTAGGATGTTAATATCTCTGTCAGCTGTGATGTTGAGATCTGTTTCAGTTCTAATGTTAATACTGTCACTTGCGTAGATGTCGATTTTACCATTGCTGGTCATTTCCAACCAAGCACTGCCCTTAGCATTTCCTATGTAAATTAAATCCTCTGTGTTATGTAGAAGTATCTGATGACCTGTGCGTGTTCTAATCCTTACCAATTCATTAGCAGGTAGAGTAGGATCTGCCTTGGAGGCATTTTTTGGTTCTGCTTCTATATCGTAATATACAGAAGGAGTGCTTCCTGGTAAGCCTTGTCTTAATATAGTAGGATCTCCGTCATCCATTGTAAATGTTGACCCGCCCAATCTACTCCTAAAATAATTTACAGCTTCACCAAAAGCTCCATATTTTCCTGTAGGTGCTCCTGGTCTTTTATCTAAAGGTCCTGGTGTATTCCAACCATATACAGTATTAGGCACATCACGTCTAGCACTCGAAGTTGTTTGTCCACGAAGCGTATCAAAGACCAAACCTTGATTTGATAAAACCCTAGCAAACAACGGATTATATGATCTTATAAATTGATCTACGTTTTGGCCTTTTAATTTGTCTGTTTGCTTTTTGTTGTATTCCCCAGTAGGTAAAGGTTGCCCTTTTATATCATTTGGTAAATTGCCTTGATACACATAAGCAGGTTTGGTTGTTATTTGTCCACCCGAAGGAACCATATTGTTCATGTATTCATCTTGAATACATCCTATCCAATAGCATTGGTTTGGTAATCCTTCCGCAAAAATTACAAGTACTTTTGAACCCGGATCCGGAGGTACTGCCCAAAATCCGTAACTCTGTTGGGTGTTTGAATATCCCCATTCTGCTGTATTGCTTTGTACATTATTAACTCCGTAAAACGGCATACAATATTTTGCTGTAAACAGTTGCCCTTTTTCAAAATTAGGATCGTTTCCGGGACCAGCAGTAGAAAGCAGTTCAACTTCCAAGGTTCCCATACGCTTGGGATCAAGGTGTGATACTACCCTAGCAACAAAAGGTCCGTCTTTAGCATACTTGCTGGGATTTGCTCCGGCGGTTCTTTTTTCTAATGGCATTTTTATAAGCCTCCAACTATTCTACCGTTTATTTCTCTTGCCCCTACTTTCGCTAAACCGGCATCTCTTTTAGCTTTTGCTTTTACTCTTTCTTCTTCAATCTTAGCCAAGTGATATTCATAAGTGGATACTTCTAATGGATTAATTTTGCCATCACCATTGAAGTCTGCTTTTGCTCTTGCTATAGCATCAGGATCTCCACTTTCTTCTGCGGCTTTGATTGCCTGCTGTCTTTTCTTTTTGGTCTCAAGTTGAAGCTCAACCAATCTTTTATTCATGTCGGCATATGATTCATCTTGGTTAGGTCTCCTTGTAATTTTTAACTCCTGTGTAAATTGCCCGTTACGCCAACTACTAAGCAATGAATAAACAAAGTATAGTCCACTAAATTGAGGGACTGTATCAAAAAGCATAGGTTGATTAGGGCCTAGGTCGATAGGTGTGTTGAAGTTTACAATTATGTCTACCTGTCCATTTTCATAATTCATGTTTCCATATCTGTCTATGTTTACAAAATCCTCAGCTTCCGTATTATAATTTCCTAAACCGTTATCACAAACATAATAAGGATCACCCATAATAGTTAGTGTTCCGTTAATCAAATCTTCGCTACTATTGACTAGAGCATCCTGGAATGATCTTGCTACCCTTGCGGCAGGAGTCTCCGCAAATGCTCCTCCGGATCTGTTTCCCGATTCCGTAGAATTTATAACACCAATCTCTCTTGCTTTAGCCGGTGTGTTGCCTACAAAAGCATTTGGATCTCCTTGGGTTTCATTTTCCGGAATAATTTTGTCTTTTCCTGTAGATGATAGATCAGAATTGCCGGACCTGTTTCCTTTGTCGCCTTGAATGGATCTAAAGAAAGCTGTTTTAAATTCTATATCAAAGGACAACACATCTTTGTTCATTCCAGTATACAGATAATTGTATTCTTTTTCAGCCATTGCCTTCATTAAATTGTATCCAAAAGGAGCATCATTGGGCATGATAAACGAACTACTATGTACTCTATATGGTTTAACTTGGTATACAAATATTCGAGGTGCCCTGCCTGTGACAGATTCTGACTCGGGAGAATCTAAAACGTAAACTTGAGTCTGTATCCTAAACCAATTTACAAAACCATGAGAATCTGCTTTAGGTCCGTCCTCTAATAATCTTTTTCCAAAATCACTAATGGTAACAAGTTCTTCTATAATCCTTTGGATCTTTGTTCCTTTTGTAAAGTTTACAGTCCTCATGTTAGGATCAATCTTTGTAGCACCACGTTTTAAGGTTTTTGTTTTTGGATCATAAGCAAACTTAGATACAGCAAAGTTTGAATTACCTGCCGAAAGCGGATCATCACTTAGTATTCTTGTCTTTCCTATACTATTAACGTTTGCTCCTGTGTTGACAAAATTCTTTTTAAGTGATTCACTCAAATTATTTCTTTTAATTGAATACCCAGTTCTACTTTTAACAAAATTTTCCATCTGCTCGTTTACGGGTCGACCATACGCTTCTTGGTGATATCCTTCAGACTGAAACATACCAAAGCCTGCGCCACCTATTGACTCTATTGCTCCATTGATGTCTAGTTCTGAACTATCTCTAAGTTTCAACGCATCACCCTTCAAGGCAGTGTTGTCAGATCCTGCCGCCACTTCGGAGAATTCGGATTCAGCAAACCTTGTAGGAAATGTAATCATTATCTCGTCCGGTTCCACAGGAGTTTTTGCTTCTCTAGCCTTGTTTAACAAATGTGTGTTTACCATTGTGGCCAAGCTGTTTAATCCACTCTGCATTATCTCTTCAAGATCGTGTCCGCTTATCTTTATATCTACAGGCAATGATTGGTTTTCGTCAGTGAGTGCTTCTTCATTGAACGGTATGGCAACTATTACGTATGTTGATCCGCCTTCTTTTACTTCAAATCTAATATCTCTAATTTTTATAGGAATATACTTTGTATAAATGTTCCTTGCTATTATGCCCAAAGCCGAATGGTCTCTAAATCCCACAGCTCTATACTCAAGCAAGAACGGAGCATCTATATAATTTTTGAAACCTGCTTTCATGGCCGCAAGTTGTAAGCTCTGTAGAAACTGTCCCATACTGTAAGGTTCTATTACTTCAAAATCTATTTCATAAGCATTGGTATTTCTTGTTCTCTTGTCAGGAGCTACCACATGTTTTATATCTATGTTATCTATGAAATATTCAGTAGTCACGCCACGGCTAAGTTCGCCTTCCGTTTTTTGTTTCTTATCTCTAGCATCTCCCAAACCGCCGGCTCTAATAACTATATGCTCGTCCCTGATTCCGTTGATCCTATAGGTGGTTTTAGGAAAATTTATCTCATCAGACGATAATGCTCCTAAAGCCCATAAATGATTAACACTGGCATAGCTTTCCAAAGGATTTTTATGTTTAGGTCTGAGATTTTTAATGATGTCGGCTTCCTTTTGAGCAAAGTTCGCAACTTGATCATCCGCTTGCCTTTCGGCAACCTCTATGTCCTCGTCAGTGATATCATCTTCCAGATCCGTGCCGATCTTGGCTGTGGATTGTTTCGAACCAGCAGTATCCATGGAAATTTTAGATGGAGGACCTTGTGGTGAACCATAAGCTCCATCATTAAATTCTCTGGCGTCCCTGTTTAGTTCCTCTTTGTTATTCTGAATATACTCTGCGTTTAATGCTTTTATTCTTTTTTCCTCAGGTGTAAGAGTCATTTTTTACTCCAACATAGTTTTTATTTTGTCTGGCTGTGGTATGTATATTTTAGTTCCTGTCTTAATGTCGTAAACAAAGTCTTCAATGATATCAAGGTTACGCTGTCCAAACACCCACCATAGTCTATTGTCTCTGTATAAATCATAAGCCAACAAGTCTGGCCTGTGATTGTATTGTGGTTCTATCTCGTAAAGTTGATCATCAAGATAGGCTGGCACGGGTCTGATGTTTAACATTCCCAGTGCTCCGCTTTGTGTAAATTGTGTATTCTTATATGGACTACTGCTCATTAAATGTATCCTTTGTCAAGGTTAGTACCTTTGATGAAATCGCTGTAACTGAAGTTTGTAACCTTGTCTCTGCTGTAAATAGGTTGACATGTTACTGTGAACTGTGATTCTGCTGGTGCCCAACCAACTCCGTCTTCTCTTTTTTGTTCAGTAACGCTCGTTCCGTTTCGTAAAGCTATTGGATCTATATCACCAAACCCTGTGGCAATGTAGTCAACTTCGTTAGGCATATCAACCGTGAAGTTTGTGATAATAACAGGAACGTCCTTGAACACAAAATCTCCGTAACCATTTAACTTAACAACAGGAGGCGGAGCACCTCTGTTAAAAGATTTGTCCGATCCGTAGTCCATTTTCGTCACTGCTCTAAGATAGTGTAGGCAAGCGACCCAATAATTTGCTTCAGTACCATTCTGACAATAAAATTGTCCTGTAATTACCAACTGATCCACTTGTGAGTTCTGATAAGCAAAAAACGGATAATTATTATGTATAGGAGCTATCTGTTGATAGTTCGCTGAGTGGCTTAATATAATCGTCGGAGTGTATGGAAACGTCATTCCATTAGTAGCTGATAGGGGTTGTAGTATTTTATTACTTTTTTTGTCGTACCACGCAGACTTATGTGTAGGTAAACTAAGCCGTACTCTCCAGTCTCTGTCTTCCCAACTTGATTGTGCCCAAGATGCCTGTGTTGCCGCACCTATTTCTTCAGGATCTTTTTTTAGGAATTTGGAACGCATGTTGCTGGCAAAGTTTTCCGCTCCATCAGAAACACCGTCATATATGTCTTGGCCTATGTCCTTAGCACCTTGTATGAAGCCAGATGCCCATTCAGGTGGTTTTCCTGTGGATGTATTTTGTCCAGCACTTTGGAATGCTTTGGTTGGTGTTTTTTGCCCTTGGTTTACACCATCTTTGACTATGACACCGTTTTTGAAGAATGTTGTCATTTTGGTAACTCCTATACATTATTTAGTTGACAAAATTAACAGAATACATTATAATAGACAATATGAACCTTGGAGATACCATGAAAAGAACAAATTATTTAAACAATAAGGACATACTGGCCGAAATACACAAATCCAAGTCTACCTTTTGTAGTTTTACAGATGCAGACTATGCTGATTTTGATATTATCTTACCAGAACTGTCCAAGATAAACATTAGAACCATAGCAGAAGCAAAGAGAAACAAGGCAAAAAAATTACAACAAAGAAATTTTGAAGAAGCAAAATCATCAGGCAAAAAAGTTAAACTGGCTCAATTTGAAATAGATTACAAGAAAATTAAAAAAGACGAATTAATTTTTAGAATTATGACATATGAACACATTCCTGAAGAGCCAGGTAGAAAAAAGAATCCAAAGACCATAGCAGATACTAAAACAAAAGTAAACTTTCCCCCATTCCAACATTATAAGTTTACAGAAGATGACAAACTAATATGTGTAGGAAAAAGTCACTGGGAAGGTGGAATGGAAAACGGTTATTTTTCAAAAACAAGTGGAAAAGTTACGAACAAACTTGCGTTAATGTGGATGAAACTTTGTGATAGATATGCCACCAGAGGTAACGTTAGAGGCTATACCTACAACGATGAAATGCGTGGACAAGCTATTTTACAATTATCACAAATTGGCTTACAGTTTGATGAGTCAAAATCCAACAATCCATTCGCTTATTACACCGCGGCTGTTACTAACTCCTTCGTAAGAGTGATTAACATCGAAAAACGCAATCAAAACATAAGAGATGATATACTAGAAATGAATCATATGAATCCTAGTTACACTAGACAGGCTCAAGGTGAGTGGGAAAGACAACAGAGAGATCATGTGGTTAACCAAAACAAAGAAAAATAGGTTGACAAAGCAACCTACTTTATGTATATTGTACAAGGAAGGATTACGAAGTGTTTAAAAAGGCGGCAGTTTTTACTGACATCCATCTTGGATTGAAGTCTAACAGCAAAATACATTTACAAGATTGCGAAGAATTCGTAGATTGGTTTATTGACAAAGCAAAAGAAAATGGTTGTGAAACAGGAATCTTTTGTGGTGACTGGCATCACAACAGAAATACAATTAATGTTCAAACACTAGATTCTACAACAAGATGTTTAGAAAAACTAGGCAAGGCATTTGATAAGTTTTATTTCTTTGCTGGTAATCACGACTTGTATTACAAGGACAAGCGTGACATTTACTCTCTTGAATTTGGAAAACACATTCCAGGCATAACCTACGTTGATGAGATAATGGAAGAAGATGATGTAGCTCTTGTTCCCTGGCTCGTAGGAGACGAATGGAAACAGATGTCCAAGATAAAAGCAAAATACATGTTTGGACATTTTGAGCTTCCACACTTTTACATGAACGCAATGGTTAAGATGCCGGAGCACGGCGAACTACGTGCTGAACATTTCAAGAATCAAGAATACGTTTTCAGTGGACACTTTCATAAAAGGCAAGTACAAGGAAAAATCCATTACATGGGTAACGCATTTCCACACAACTATGCTGACGCATGGGACGATGAAAGAGGAATGATGATACTTGACAAGGAAAACAACAAGGAACCTCAGTACATCAATTGGAATAACTGTCCGAAATACAGAACTGTAAAACTTTCTAGACTGCTAGACGAAAAAGATAAACTTTTAAAAAGCAAAATGTATCTAAGAGTTACTCTTGATTTACCTATTTCTTATGAAGAAGCAAGTTTTATTAAGGAAACATTTGTAAACGAATACGACTGTAGAGAAATTACACTTATTCCTAACCAACAGGATGAGGAAATACACACTGACATTGACATAAGCACTTTTGAAAGCGTTGATCAAATTGTTACGAAGGAGATTACGGCAATTGATACTGAACAATATGATAAGAACACACTGTTGAGGATATATGACGACCTATGATAAAGATTAAAAACCTTACAGTAAAGAATTTTATGAGCGTGGGTAATCAAACCCAAGCAGTTGATTTTGACAAACAGCAACTAACACTTGTACTTGGTGAAAATCTTGATCAAGGCGGTGATGACATGGGGTCAAGAAACGGTACTGGTAAGACCACTATCGTTAATGCCCTAAGTTATGCGTTATATGGTGTTGCGTTAACTAACATTAAAAGAAACAATTTAATCAATAAGACCAACAATAAGGGTATGTTGGTTACACTTACTTTTGAAAAAGACGGCACAAGCTATAAAGTAGAACGTGGCAGAAGTCCTAACGTGCTAAAATTTTTCATAAACGATCAAGAACAAGAACTAATAGACGAAAGTCAAGGTGACAGTCGTAAGACACAGGAAACAATCAATGAACTTTTAGGCATGAGCCATAACATGTTCAAACATATACTTGCTTTGAACACGTATACAGAGCCTTTCCTAAGCATGAAAGTTAACGATCAAAAAGATATAATTGAACAGTTGCTTGGTATCACTATCCTTTCTGAAAAGGCAGAAGTATTAAAAGAAAAGATCAAACAGACTAGAGATAGCATTACTGAAGAAAACGCAAAGATAAATGCCCAACAACAAAGCAACGAACGTATTACAGAAACTATAGACAGTTTAAAACTGAAACAGAGTGCTTGGGAATCAACTAAGAAAACAAATATTGAAAAATTACAAAAAGGAATTGATGAATTAGAACATCTTGATGTTGATAGCGAACTTGAAAAACATGAAAAATTACAAAACTGGGAAGAGCTTAACACAAAGATAGCAAATTTAAGAAAAGAAACATCTACTCTTGAATCTGCTCTTATGAGAGCAAACAAATCAGTAGAAAAAGTTTCCAAAGATATTGAAGAACTTGACAATGCCGTTTGTTATGCTTGTGGTCAAGAGCTACATGAAGATAAGAAAAAAGAAATTGAAGATAAAAAAGCCAAAGAGCTTGAGGATGCTACAGCATATCACAAAGAGATATTGGACAAGTTGGAAGTTGCTAACAAAGAGCTTACAGACATTGGTGATATCAACGGTCGTCCAGAAACTTTCTATGAAACAATAAAGGAAGTGTACGATCACAAGCAAAATGTAGCACAACTAAAGCAGGCTTTGGAAAACAGCACACAAGAAACTGATCCTTATCAGGAACAGATTGACGATTTAACGAATACAGGAATCCAAGAAGTTGATTGGTCAACAATCAACGCATTAACTGATCTAAAAGAACATCAAGAGTTCTTGC